AGTAATAATCTCTGGTATAATATGTGTGATGATCAATGGAGGGCTATACGTCTGGATGGTGAAGGATGGGAAGTTGTTGATCGTATACCTTCAAATGTGCCTCTAATAAGGGCTAATAATGCTCAACGCTACGTCACTCCAGATCCTCAGGGTGACCTGAATCTCCTGAGAAAGCACATAGGCGGCTCGCAGTTATCAGATAATAATTGGGCCTTGATAGTAGGATTTCTTCTTTCTGCTATGCGTGAGGAGAAAGAGTATCCTATTCTTTCCATAAGCGGAGTTCAAGGTTCAGGAAAGACTACCATATCGAATATACTTCTTTCCCTGATAGATCCCCACCACGATACCGCCGCCACCTTTCCTCAGTCAGAAGAGGATATAGCTGTAGCCGCCCGCTCTCGCCATGTCCTTGCCTACGACAATCTGAGCGGCCTGAAGAAGGATATGTCCGATTCGCTCTGTAAGCTCGCTACAGGCTTAACTGTGATGAAAAGGGCCTTGTATACCAAGCATGGTCTTAATCAGTACACAGTGACGCGCCCACTCATTCTTAACGGTATTCCAGATATTGTGGAGAAGGGTGACTTGGCGCGGCGGGTAATGGCTATCTATCTGGATGACTCTCCCTTCAAAGACCCGAAGACCATCAAGAATATACTAGAGGCTTTCGAGAAAGATAAGCCTAAGATTTTGGGTGGTCTTTTTAATGTTCTGGTCCATTGTTATCGGAATCATTCGCGCATATCCGTAGGTGAAACTTCTGGCTTTAAGTCCGTGGCTGAGTGGGTGGAAGGTGCCTCCGAAGCACTTGGTTGGGAAAAGGGTTACTTCCTGGAGGTCTACAATAACAATCGCTTATCCTCTGCTATTAATGTGATAGATGTAGATCCTTTCGCTAAAGCCTTAATAGAGGTTATATCTGAGAGGAAAATGTTTGAAGGGACATATGATGAATTTATCCAGATGTGTTATAGTGTAAAAAACTATGACAAGAAGATATTTCCGCCAAATGTGAAATGGCTTCTTGATAATCTTCGTAGGCTCAAACCTGCCCTGAAGCAATATGATATCAAGATACTAGGCTTAGATCGAGGTGAGGGGCGCGTCTGGAGAACTACATGCAAGAAGAGACTTAGGAAGTTTCGTGTAGAGATGGTGGACTAGCGTGAAAGTAAAACCTCATGTTATATATGGTAAGTACAGCAATGAAGAATTGTGTGACTTATTCAGAGATCTTGTTCAGACCCGCAAGAAACAAAACGGCAGAGATGTCGAGGATATTAGATGGGAAATGAAGCGGAGGAAAGGTATGCTTGAAGAACCTACAACAAAGGGCGGCCTTCAATTTGGTGGTCTCTCAGCTAGACAGGAAAAGTTTTGTCTGGAATATATGCGTACTGGCGACGTTATGGAAGCATATAGAAAGGCCGGATATAAAACCTTTAGGGAGCGTAATGCCAAGGCTCTCCTTGCGACTCCGAAGATACAGGCTCGTATAGATGAAATAAGGGAGGCGACCATCGACAAGATCAAGTTTAATGCCAATAAGGTTTTAGAACGCTTTTCCGAGATATATGATAGATCCTTGGAAGAGGGTGATTTTGCTAACGCTAACAGATCTATGGAATTTGTAGGTAAACACCTGGGAATGTTGGTCGATAGAAGCGAACAAAAGATTCGTCATGGTTCCCTGGATTCAGGCAGTTCTGAAGAGGCTGTTAAGAAAGACATAGATAAACTTGCAGAAATTGCAGGTTTCAAAGTCGTTGAGGGTGGAAAATCTTAATTGGATATAAGTGCGGCTCCTTCTTCTGAGCTAAGAGATAAACTTATAGACTATGTTCTGAGCAAAGGTAAGACTGATTTCTTTACCTTTGTGAAACTGGTTGCGCCTGAATTGGTAGCTGACTTTGTTATGGGCAACCATATTAAGGTCATTTGTGAAAAATTACAGGGAGTTGCTTCCGGTGAATCGAAACGTCTTATGGTCTTTCTTCCTCCTCGTAGTAGCAAGTCTCTTATATGTTCTAAACTTTTTCCTGCTTGGTATGTAGGTAATAATCCTTCGCACGAAATATTATCTGTCTCGCACTCGGATCAATTGGCTTCTGACTTCGGACGTACTGTGCGTGATGTCATTCGCTCAGACACCTATGCTGGAGTATTTCCTGGAGTAGAGATTAGAGCCGATGTAAGAAGCGCAGGTAAATGGCAGACGAACAAAGGAGGAACATATGTGGCTGCTGGCGTCAAGACTCAGATAGCGGGGCGTGGTGCTCATGTGGCTATTCTCGATGATGTAATGTCGGAAGAGGATGCTTTTTCTGCTGCCGGAAGGCGCTATATAAAAGAGTGGTATCCTGCGGGTCTTAGAACACGTCTCATGCCGAATGGTGCCATAGTTGTAATTAATACCCGTTACCACGAAGATGATCTTGCTGGGTGGCTCTTAGGTAATGCTCGTGAGGGAGAGTGGGATGTCATTAATATTCCTGCGTGGCTGGACGATGAATCTTCTAAGCTTCTCGATCTTCCGGTAGGTTCTAGTTATTTCCCAGAATGGAAGCCGGATAAACTTTTAAAACAGGATGAAGAAGAAATTAAAAGGAATAATGGTTCTCGTTATTGGGAATCCTTATTTATGCAAAATCCTGTTCCCGCTGAAGGTGGTCTCTTAAAGAAAGACTGGTTTAAGAAATGGTCCCTAGATGAACCTCCCACTTGTGATTTTATTCTTCAGACTTACGATACCGCTTTTTCTGTGCGTACTACGGCAGACTATTCGGTAATACAGACGTGGGGTATCTTTGAACTCTATGAAAAAGATAGTAATGGCCTGGAGTATAATGTTCCCAATCTTATACTTATCTCTAATGTAAAAGGACGCTACGAATATCCTGAACTTAGAACCAAGGCTCAAGAACTCTACGAGAAACATAAACCTGATGCCCTCTTGGTGGAAAAGAAGGCTTCGGGTCAATCCCTCATACAGGACATGAGACGGGCTGGCTTACCTGTATTGGAATATAACCCGGACAGAGACAAGGTTTCAAGAGTTAATTCAGCTTCCCCCTTAGTTGAGTCGGGGCGGGTGTGGCTTCCTCCTAAACCGTGGGCGGAAGATTTGATGCTAGAGGCGACCTCATTTCCTAATGCGGCACATGATGACCAAGTTGACGCGATGGTTATGGCAATTCATTATGTTAGAGACTCATGGCGGCTTGGACACCCTGATGATCCGGAGTATGATGAAGATATGCCAAGAAAGAAAAAGGTTGGTTATTGGCATGTTTAAGAGTAAATTCTTTTAATTAACAGAAGGCTATACAATGGCTACTGAGAAAAATCCTTTTGCATACGAGGAAGACGAATCTTTTATTCCGCCTGAGCCCGAAGAAGGTGTTGAAGTTCTTTCTGATGGATCTGTCGAAGTTACTATACAGGAAGAAGAAGTTGAGGAAGAAGAAGTCGCACCCGATTTCATGGAGAATATTGCAGAGTATCTTGATAAGAGTGTCTTAGAAGAAATAGGCGCTGATGCCATCCGTAAGTACAAAGATGATAAAGAATCGAGAAGTGAATGGGAGCAGATGTTCGAGGACGGCTTCGATCTTCTCGGACTCAAGCTTAATGAGGCGGCAGATCCTTTCGAGGGAGCCTGTACTGCTGTTCATCCCCTTCTCATAGAATCCGCTGTTAAGTTTCAGTCGAAGGCTTCCGGGGAACTCTTTCCGAGTAGCGGTCCTATACGCACTCAAATAATGGGTGAAACTTCTCCTGAAAAAGAACAACAGGCTACTCGTGTTCGTGAGTTTATGAATTTCGAGATTACCGAAGTAATGCCTGAATACTTTGAAGAATTTGAGAGACTTCTTTTCCATCTTCCTCTCTTCGGTTCAGCTTTCAAGAAAGTCTACTATGATGCTTCCGAAGGTCGTCCCGTATCAGAGTTTGTCCCGGTAGATCAATTCTATGTACCCATCAATGCCGTAGACTTGATAAGGGCTGACCGTACTACTCATCTCATCTATAGAAGTCCTAAGGATCTGGCACGGGAAATTGCGGCTGGCATGTATCTTGATCTCCCCTTGCCTGAGGCTTCTCCTATACAAAGAAGTGGTATTGCTGAAAAGATAGACACCATTATGGGTTTCTCAGGTGATGCCCAGCATGATCCTGAGTATTGTCTTCTGGAGCAACACTGTTTCTTGGAATTACCTGAACCTTTTGAGGGTCCGTTTGCTCTCCCCTATATTGTAACTATCGAGGAGCAGTCGGGTACAGTTCTTTCTATTCGCCGCAATTGG